GACTCCGCTTCCGTACAGAGTTGTAAAAGTTTTTCACGCATCAACTCCGTCATACTGTTGCCCGGGACTTCTACGTCGTCCAGAATCATCAGATCTGCCCTGCTTCCCGTTAACTGACCAGTAATACCTACAGACTTCACGGATGGAGCCTGATGAGGTGAACAGTTTACGTCGAAGGAAATCCTTGACCATCTGCTGTCGTCGCTCTTTGGCCTTAGAAAGTTTAGCCATGGTGTTTCTATAATAAGTTTCTGTAAAAAGATAGACATATTATCTGCACGTTCTTTAGACGCAGAGATAATCATGATCTTTCTTTCGGGGTCATTAAATAGAGTCCATAAAACAAAAGCACCAGTAATCCAGCTCTTACCAACTCCCCGAAACGCCTGTATTTGTAGTCGCTTGGGACCATTCTGCAAGTAATCAGCAATCGCATATTGTGCCCTCGTAGGTGCAGGCAACCCTAGCTCATGCCAGAGTGCCTGTAGAAACATTTTAAAATCTTGTCTTAATAGTTGTAAACTGTTCATCCAAGTATATCCTCTATTATGTCTTGACTATTATCAATACCAGACTTGTAGTCAAACGTCATACCAGTCATTCGGTTTAGCTGTTTTATTAATTTATTATAATACTGTTTACTCATATTAGGTCTGTCACCCCGGTCATACGCTTGTATTTCTTTTAAATGACTGACCATATTGTTTTTAACATTCTTATAAAAGTTAAGTTCAGCATCTGTTCTTCTACCTTTGTTTGTCAATCCAGCTTTTTTTCTTGCTACTTTAAACATTAAGTCTTGTATATACTGAGGTTCACGAAGAATACCTAATTCATTCGCAAATAAAGCATAGAAATCATCCATATCTTTCAATACTTCTTTTTGCATACGTGCAATAGAGTAATTTTTACCCTCTTCACCTACAATAAACTTAATTAAGTCCGTAAGAATACGCTTTCTATAGTCATCATACTTTTCTATTTCTTGATAGTACCCTTTTTCGCCTTTTTTTCGCTTTGTTTTAGGTGCATAACGTCCAAACTTTTTTTGATCTTTTGCATCTAAGCCTTTAAAAAAAGCTAAAAGCTTCTGACCATTATAATTCTTTTTAAAATCGTCGGAATAAAAGTCTGCTAGGTAGTCTCCTAAGATACCAACAACTTTAGGTTTTTTATCAGACTTACTAGCTTTCAGTATACGTAAATTACCGGGATTGTTTCTGTGTATAATTTCTGATGAACTAAATGCTGTAGTTTCTGGATCTTCAATATCTATGATGTAAGCGTCTTTAAACTTCTTTTGCCTAACTAATTTATCATTATAAAGCTCTTTAATCCTACCTTCAGTTTGATCTTTTAATGTTTTGTATGGTTTTTTAACTAATAAACGTAAGTTCTCAGGAGAGTTTCTTTCTAACGCTGCTATCCAAGGATAATTATTAGGATCTGCTTCTTTTAAGTTCCATAACCAATCATATTGGGCTTTACCTATAATATGTTCAAGGTAAGCTTCATCACCATATTCCATTAACTTAGCCAATACAGCATCATCACCATATTTAGCTCCAAGCTGATTTAGTTTTTTTCTAATAAGTTGCATTTCTTGTACTTTTTTACTTGCCTGATTAGTTAACCACTTTGTATTAACACGCATATCTTGCATAATCTGCGATAAAGTTTTTACTTGGTAGTTTTCTTTAGCTGCTGGATTACCTTTATTAACATTGCTTTTTCTTTTTACAACTATAGCTACTTCATCAAGTCCATCATCACGAACATAAGACAAAAATCCGGTAAATCCTTTCATTAAATCTTTTTTATCAACGTCTCTGCCTGCTCTATGCTGATATGCTTGTTCTTCTAAATTAGCTATATCTTCTGCTGAAAATATTTTATTAGCTGGTTTAGCTTCGGGAAGATAACCTAAATTTTTAAGTATTTGCTGTTTTCTAATGTTACCCGGGCTGTCATTAACGGCAAACGATAAGGACTGCCTTAATCCAGTGTCACTTAATTTAGGAGGTGTATAGTCATCAATAAAATCATTTGACCGTCTACTTAGTTTTTTACCAACTGCTGTAAACCCACCACCAAGCGTACCACCTATAGTGCCAGCTAAAAGAGTTTCTTTAAAGTTAAGTAATCGTTTTTCATCAATACCTACACGTGTCTGTTCTCCAACTAACGCTGTGCCCAGACCACCTACAATACCACGTTTTACAGAGCCAGCTTTACCTACATACTTAGCAGCTTTTGCAGATGCACCTATATTCATAAATGGTATAGCACCAGCAGCACCAGAACCTAACACCTCTCCCCAGTTAATGTTCTCATTTCCGTAGAGATGTTTCTGTACTAAATAGTTAGTATATGCACCTTGACCAAAGTTAGCTACAACATATGCAGCTACACCAGCTGGTCCCATGGCTAATAAAGGAGTGGTAGCTACATCTGTAGCAATACCACCACCGACTTCTGTAGTAACTCCTATTAGTTTCCTTTTAAAGTCTTTGTCCCTTTCTTCTTCTTTATTCATCGCAAGATCTACGTCTATGTCAATAAATCTTTCTGGGTTTTCGTTATACCTTTGTAATTGTTTTGGCGTTAAATAATCTTCTGGATTAGCTCCACCACTGTTAAAAATCAGTTGCCTGTTAATTTCATCATCTTTTTTACTCATCAGTATACAACTCCGCTTCCGCTAGTATTAAAGCGTTTATCTATTTCTAGTTGATTACGTCTCATATCTACGTAACCGCTAGTTGCACTAACGTCTTTAAGATTAATAGGCTCTTCTTCTTTGTTTGTAACAGCTTGATTAATCTTATATTCTAGTTCTGCATTTTCTTTTTTCTCATAGCTTGTGCCTTTTTTAGCTTCAGCTATTTCGTTATTTAGTGTATTAATACGCTTTTGATTTGCTTTACTAAATACTGTTTCACCTTCTTCACCTTCTATAGGTGTCATATCTCTTGTAATTTTTAGAGGATTAACACTTTGGTTCAAACGGTTTGTGTTACGTATCAGTTTGTTTAAGTAGTTCATATCCGCTACAGGAGTTTCTGTACCGTAAACTTTTTGATAGTATGCTTTTGCAGCTGTATCATTCTTTTCAGCAATGTATTCTTTAGCTACCTTAGCGTCAAATAATTTATTAGTACGAGAATCAAACCATCTAAACTTGCCATCAACACGTTTTTTACTTGTAACAAATTTAGATCTATAATCCTTAACACCGTTAAATGCAGGGTTGTTTATATTTAATGTACCTCGTTTATCTGTATATTTTAATCCGTACTGTTCATAGCCTTCCATAACAGGAACAGTAAACCCATGTTGTAGTTTAAGTTGATAGAGACGCTCATACTCTGTCTTAGGATCAAACCTACCACCTGACGCTCTATATTCTGAAAATGACATTAGTTAATGTGTGATAAAATTGTATGTTCTCTGTCTGTAATACCAAATGTCGACCTCATCCAGTCTCTCCAGTTTTTACTACCCTTCTCCTGATTACATCGTCGACACGAGGGTACAACATTCGTCGTAATGTCTCTGCCCCCTTTGCATTTGGGGCGTACATGGTCGATTGTAAGGTTGTGTAATTCATGAAATTCTCCGCAATAAACGCATTGACAATTAAAGTGCTCTTTGATA